CTTCGAAGTTCCATTCCATAGGTATGAACAAACTATATAATCCTGAGCGAGTCTGTCCATTGCGGTTTCTTTTTGTAACATCTGAGTCATTATATAATTTTTTAAAGTTTTCACCTCCCTTATCTAATGAGTTACTTGTTGAACCCATCATGCATTTACCAATAACTCTACTCCCTAATCTTAACGTGGTTTTCGTGACACGCCAGTTGTTGAGGATGTTGTCTGGTCTTTCCCATTTACCTGATTCATCGTGGACCAAGAGCGAAAGCTTTTCACCATCATAGGAGTTGTCTCCCGTGTTCTTCCAGTCGATGGTAGTGTCCAATCCCTCGAGTTCCTCGTTCCTTTGCTTACTGAGTAAACTCTTTTTTGTAAGTTTACTGGCAGGTACACGATATGCCAATTCAGTCTTGGGTCTATCCATCCCATCCTGTATGGGTTTAAAAAAGAATGGGTAATTAACGGATATTGGAACGACCTTATCTGTAAACATTTTTTTGGCGTCAGCACCAGATTTTGATAAGATACCAAACCTAGCGTCTGAAGAGATGGTAGCTTGGTTGACAGTCTCTGCTGATGCCATGAATGAAAACCCACTCCGTCTATTCTTGAGGTAGCACATTCCATAACATCTATTGTCTGCTTTGCAAGCTTCCCAGAATATAAAGAATAATCTGTTTGCTTCCCTGAAGTCTGGAGCACCCACGTCGATTTTAGTCCACTGCAAGTACATATAATGAGACCCAGTAATATAAGTAGGAACATCTTTGTTATAGAACCAATAACCTTCGTCGCGTTTGGTAAATTCTGTATCAATATATGCATTCCACTTATTTTTAAATTCATTTGGTAAATCTTTCCAATCAAATATAGTTTTTAACTTATTTAATTCTTTTGGATATTCTGACTTAACCCATTTGTTATGATTCTTTTCTAAGTTCTTTGGTGCTGGAGGCAATGCTATTTTTAAATTTTGTATGCTATACACATCGCCAATCTGCCCAGTATGACTGATAACAACCACGTCATGGTCCTTATCGTATCCATATTTCCACTTTTTTGCTTTATTAAGCCTTTTAATCGTATTGATTTTTATAGGCTCTATAACGCGATATAATGATTGCTCGTACATTACTTAGATCTTCTTTCAGCAAAGCCTTTAAACGACTCTTGTTTCTCTTCTATATTTTTACCTTCAAGCAATGCTTTTTCAGTTTCAATTCTATTTAAGATCTCAAATGCATCGAATATTGCGAGCTTTTTAGTGGCTGCAGCGTTCTTGAGTCGATCGGCTGAAACATCATCATCAGTTTCAACAATCGGTTCTTTAGCAACTTTGATGAGCTCTTTGACTGCTTCATAACCAGCTTGGATTATATTCTGTTTCTGTTCCTTGACGTTCATACTTAATAGATATTGAATTTGTTGGTACTCTGTACATTCTTTCACCATCAACAATAAATTCATATTCACTGCTTGGTGTAAACCCAACTAAATCTTCTTTCTGTATATCTTTAAGTTCTTTATCAACATACTTAATTATACCACGAAGTGGTATTTCTTTTTCAATAATATCATTTGATTTAATTGGCTTAACAAAACAAAAGCCTTTAGGCGCTTGCCATTTTTTGTTTCGTTTATATAAAAATATTTGATCTAATGATACAAAATATTCGTCTTCTTTATAATAGCTTCTGCTATTTTTTTCATTACCCCTTATATCGTACCATCTTCTAAAAACGTTATGGTGCACAATAACCTCATCTCCAACTTGTATTTCAGTTTGTTGTGATTTAGGTATTGCTGTCACTATTCCATTACGACTAACATATCGGTGATCAGAAATTTCTGAATTTAAAATAAGCTCTGATTTACCAATTTTTTTAGTGTTATTGTATCTTTTATTTTTTGGCTTAACTATAAAATCAAGTATACTTTGCATTAGTATTCTAAATTATATTCAACAGCTATAGCCATATTTTTATTAAAGTCTTTCCAAGGTAAAACATTATTACCTTTTTTAATAAAAATAGAAAACTTATCAGACTCTTCTACAATGTCGCATATTTTATGGCCTCCGTATACTTCTTGACCCACAGCATAATGCATAGCGTCATTCTTATAGTCTCTGCCTATACTAATCTTTCTTACTACTGACATCTTCGTCTGTTATTAAGCTAGGTGTTATACTACCGTCGTTTATATCAATTTTAACATTCTTGCCATATTTTTCAATAAGATTACCTTGAAAAATATTTAAATCATTTTGTGTTTGATTTATAGCGTGTAACAAGTTATGTTTTTTTAATTCAATAAGTCCCAACTCATTTTGTCCACCATTAATTTTTGAAACAAAATTTTGTAATTGAGATAATTCGTCTTTAGTCACCTTATTTTTAGGTGCTTTTTTGCTATAAGTTTTTGCCATTGTATTTAATTTAATTATTTTTTATTTGCTTTTGGATGAGTATCTATAAACCAATTTTTATATGATGCTCTTTTTTCTAATATGTAATCAAAGTATTTGTCAACTTTTTCTTTCCAGTTTTTATCTAATTCAGGATTTATGATACCAGACTTATAACATGAAAAAGTTTTATTTACATAATTTTTTGCATTTTTTTGATGATATAATAAATGATTGTTTATACAATAAAATGAACCTCTTTGTATATTGTTCCAAACATCTATTGGTTGTGTATCTTTACCTAATATAACACCATATAAACAACTTTCACTAATATGTGTTGTGTAAACACCTTTAGCTTTTTGTAAAAAGTAATACATGTTTATATTTCTTGGCAATATATTTTCTTCACCAAAGAAATCTTTTAACTCACCAATAATTTGATGTGTTGTAATTGGATGCGGTTTAAAATATATATTATCGCCATGCTCTTGAGATATTGCTTTTAATCTGTTTAAACAAACATTTTCTCTTACTTTATTTGAACCTGGTAATACAACAATATAATCTTTAGGTGCATATCTTGATAAAGCTTTTTCATCTCTATCTTGATATTTGTTTGCATCATTACTTACTATTTTATTAATATGCCAAGAAGAATAATCAGCAGGTTTGTCACAATCATCATTGCAATAATATGCATCTATTAATTGTTCGTTTCTTAGTTTATAATTTAGCGGTTGTAAATAAAAGTTACCAGCATATTCTGTATAACCCATTGTTCTAAAGTGTGGCATTTCTTCAGCCATAACATCATATGCCGCTTCTATACCGTTTTCGCTACATTTTCTAATTACATAACCTTCAACCGCTTCAAGGTCATATAAATTTTTGTTTTTCTTTAATGGCCCAATTCTTTTATCAAGCTCATTTTTATTAAACATTTCCATAAAATTAAATTTAAATTATTCTAATATATTAAATTACATGTTTTTAAATAATACTAACTACACCTGCCCAAACGACGATGACGGCGAATAGAAACTAGTCTGAGTAGTATAAGTTGTTGTAAAGCTAGTTGTATACGTCGTTGTTGTATTATATATCGTCGTAGTATTATACGTTGTTGTTGTATTAAACGTAGTTGTAGTACTTGTACTAGTATTATACGTTGTCGTTGTAGTTGTATTAAATGACGTCAACGTACTGGTATTAAATGTTGTTGTCGTACTAGTGCTTGTGTTGTACGTTGTCGTGGTATTAAATACCGTTGTGGTACTTGTATTATAAACAGTTGTTGTACTAGTACTTGTATTAAACGTAGTAGTTGTAGCCGTTGTTGTATTAAACAACGTTATAGTTGTTCTACTAGTTATAGTTGACGTATTAAACGTTGTTGTATAAACAGTTGTTGTGTCTGTTTGTGTATTATAAGAGGTTACTGTACTGGTATTAAATGTTGTTGTTGTACTATATACAGTTGTTGTTGATGTATTAAATACAGTAGTAGTATTTTGACTAGTGTTAAATGTTGTCGTATATGTTGTTGTGGTCGTAGTACTTGTGTTAAAAGTTGTAGTAGTACTCGTATTAAATACTGTTATAGTAATTGTACTCGTTGATCTAGTTGTATTAGCATATACTGGAAATTCACCAGACGTGTCTCTAAATGTTTCAAAAGTAGTTGTTGTGCTTTTTGACGTTGAAAAAGTAGTTGTTGTTCCTCTTGTTGTTGCAAATGTTGTCGTATATGTTGTCGTTGTTGATGTACTAGTGTTAAACGTTGTTGTTGTGGTATAGACAGTTGTAGTACTTCTAGATTCTGTTGTACTTTTTGACGTTTCATATGTGGTTGTAGTAGTAGTACTGGTATTAAACACGGTAGTCGTTGCTTTACTTGTGTTAAATGTTGTTGTTGTACTTTTACTTGTTATTGTACTAGTATTAAATGTTGTCGTTCTGGACGTATTAAATGTTGTTGTATAAGTTGTCGTCGTTGTTGTACTAGTATTAAATGTTGTACTTGTTGACCTAGTCGTCTGATATACTGTTGTTGTTGACTTTGACGTATTAAAAGTAGTCGTCGTGCTTCTACTCGTTGTTGTAGACGTATTATACGTAGTAGTAGTTGTAGTACTCGTATTAAATACAGTATTAGTTGTATACACTGTAGTTGTTGATCTAGATTCAGTAGTTGATCTACTAGTGTTAAATACGGTTGTGTAGGCAGTTGTAGTTACAGTACTTGTATTGAACGTCGTTGTTCTACTTGTATTAAAAGTAGTTGTATAAGCAGTAGTGGTACTTTGACTTGTATTAAAAGTTGTAGTAGTACTTCGAGTGGTATTAAAAGTTGTAGTGGTACTTCTGCTAGTAGCATAAGTAGTCGTTGTTGTATACGTAGTGGTAGTGGATCTTGATTCTGTTGTTGCTCTACTTGTATTAAATGTAGTTGTAGTAGATTTACTTGTATTAAATGTAGTTGTAGTAGCTCTAGACGTTGCAAACGTTGTAGTCGTAGATCTACTAGTAGAGAAAAAACTAGTATAAGTAGTTGTTCTACTGGTATTATACGTTGTAGTCGTATTAAACGTCGTAGTCGTATTTCTGCTCTCAGATGTTAAATTACTGGTAGCGTAAACCGTTGTTGTACTTCTACTTGTATTTGGCATTTTAATTTATTGTTTCACCCGATATGGGTATTATTATTTTACCACCTGTTTTTAAATGTGTGGTATAATGATTTGCTAAATTTGTTTTATGATCTTGTGTTATGTCAGTTGGCTCAGCCCATAAATCACATATTATAATGTCATATGTTTTACTATTTGCTGGAACATAAGCCCATTCGTCTCCTTGTATTACTGTTATATTGCTATTAATCCAATCAACATAATCTATAATTTCTTGATCACTTTCAATTACATCAATACTTGTTATTGATTTATTATTATATATATAATCAGGTACTGTACCTAAATATAATCCTAGATATAGAATATCTCCCCATGTAACATTATTATATTGATTTTCAGTAAGATCCCATCCACATGTTGTACAATCTCCCACATATTTTTTAGCAACACTTGTAGAATTATATTTTTTATGTATAACATCTTGCTTATATTTAAACTGAGAAATTGTATATGTTTCTGTTGAGCTAGAGTTTTTAATAACTTTTTCTATAACAAAATTAGTTTTATCTGTGGCCGCTATATTGCTTTCATTAAAATAAGTACTCATATTATATTTCTTTAAATTCTACATCTATTTTATCATAGTTAACCCATCTTAATCCATTTGAAAATGGTATTACTGCTCCTTCAATATGATCGACTTCATGTGCCATAACACCTTCATATTTTCCTGCTCCAAATCTTTTGTCAATATATTCAAAAGAATAAACATTTAATCCGCTAGCAGATCTATATAAAAACTTAATATTTGTTTTTAATTTAATATCTGAAAAACCACCGCTACATGCTTGAAGATCAATTACTCCACCAGCTCCACCTGATGTTCTAAAATAATGTGATGGGGAAAAACCACCAGCATTTGTTGCGCCATAATATCCATTAGCTAATGCTGAGGTTCCCGAAGAGTTTGTATATACAAAACTATTAATTTGTGGCAATCCACTAACTACATTACTTCCATAATAGGTTGATGCTAAAAATTCATCACAAACAAAATTAAAACTACTTGCACTAGTTGAATCAAAAGCTGTATATGAAGCTGCTGTAGAATAAACTGTTGTTGTACTTCTTGATGTATTATATGTTGTTGTAGTAGCATAAACAGTCAAAGTAGCTCTAGATGTAGCAGTAGCCCTACTAGTATTAAACGTTGTTGTTCTAGATGTTATAATACTTGTTGTATATGTTGTAGTTGTTGCCCTAGACGTATTAAACGTGGTAGTTGTTGATCTAGACGTCGCAAATGTAGTTGTCGTGGATCTAGATGTAGCATATGTCGTCGTCGTCGTATATGTTGTGGTTGTACTTCTACTTTCTGTCGTACTTCTTGATGTATTAAACGTTGTTGTTGTAGATCTTGAAGTCGCAAATGTTGTCGTTGTAGATCTTGAAGTTGCAAATGTGGTTGTTGTACTTTTACTTGTGACTCTCGACGTTGCAAATGTTGTAGTCCTAGAAGTTGCGAACGTAGTTGTTGTTGACTTACTTGTTACTCTAGATGTTGCATATGTTGTAGTTGTTGTATATACTGTAGTTGTTGATCTACTTTCTGTGGTATTTCTATTTGTACTAAATGTAGTAGTAGTTGCTCTACTTGTAGCAAATGTTGTTGTAAACGAAGTTGTGGTAGACCTACTTGTAGCAAATGTTGTTGTAGTACTTTTGCTGGTGTTATAAACTGTAATAGTATTTTTGCTTGTACTGAATGTAGTAGTAGTACTTTTACTTGTTATTCTACTTGTAGCAAACGTAGTTGTTCTTGACGTTTCAAATGTTGTAGTATAAGCAGTCGTTGTACTTCTGCTTGTAGCAAAAGTTGTAGTTGTAGATTTAGATGTACTAAATGTAGTAGTTGTACTTTTACTTGTATTATAAACTGTAGTAGTTGTATATACTGTTGTCGTGCTTCTACTTTCAGTTGTTGATCTAGATGTTGAAAATGTAGTTGTTGTAGCTCTACTAGTTATTCTACTTGTGTTAAAAGTAGTAGTTGTGGTTGTTGATGTATTATAAACAGTGTTTGTAGTCGTGCTTGTATTATATGATGTTATAATACCCGATTGAATTGTATTTCTTAAAAAAGTTTGATAAACTGTATTATATGTAGTAGTCGTGTCTCTTGCAGTATCTATAGTTGTTGTTCTAGTCGTATTGAACGTAGTTGTGGTAGATCTGCTTGTAATATTAGATGTTGCAAAAATTGTGGTAGTAGTTCTGCTTGTGCTAATTGTTGTAGATCTGCTTTCTGTTGTACTTCTAGATGTCGCAAATGTTGTTGTTTTACTTGTGGTATAATAAGTTATAGTTATAGTGCTTGTTGTTCTTGACGTTTCAAAAGATGTAGTATATGCAGTTGTGGTATCTTTAGACGTTTCAAATGTTGTATTTGTACTTCTAGTTGTGTTAAAAGTTGTTGTAGTTGCTTTACTTGTAGCGAACGTTGTAGTCCTAGAAGTTGATGTACTTTTACTAGTTGCAAACGTTGTTGTAGTTGCTTTAGATGTGCTAAAAGTTGTTGTTCTACTAGTACCAAAAGTAGTTGATCTAGAGGTGTTAAATGTTGTCGTAGTAGATCTGCTTGTAGACGTAGACCTACTTGTAGATGTAGATCTAGACGTAGAAGTTGATATACTAGTTTCCTTACTGGTCGTTCTTGATTCAGTAGTATTAAATAGGTAAATTCTGTTCCATAACCACCTCATAGTAAAAATATTTTATGGTACTGGATGTGCTTGCCAATCATTAACTACATTCACATATATATGCCCACTGTTATTAATAAAATAAGTTACCATGGATACTTTACCGGCGCCCGATGGAGGTGTGCCTGGAACAGCTGCCGCGGGTGTATATGTTGGATTAGTTGAGCCATTATACAAATAAGTGCTTAACCATTCTGTACTTGAGCCGCCATTTACTAAAAAGCATGTTCCTGATTTACCATATTCAGCTGAAGAAATACCTGTAAAAAATAAATAATTATTATTACCATTTCTAGCATTTAAAATAAAGTTATTTTCAGCTACAGATAAATCAATAGTTATTTTACCTGTGCTACTATCAGCATTAATAGATTTAAAACCCGTGCCTGAATAATTAAAAGGCGCAAAATTACTTAAAGTAGGTATAGCCATATTATTATATTGAAATTAATACTGACGGCACCGAAGTGCCGCCGTATTTTAGTTATTTATTAAGATGCCGCTGGGAATTTAGATATAAGTACTAAGTAATCCTGCGTTGCCGAAGGAGCACTAGCAAATATTAAATCAACAGCATTATCGCTATTTCTTTGAACTTCAACAAGTACAACATCATAAGTAGCGCCTGTACCCGCATCACCATAATCTAAAACTTGTACAGAAACTATTGGGGTTCCAAAGCCATGTGTTATAGTATGTGTAGTTGTTGTACCATCACCAGATAATAATTTAGTTATTTTTTCATTAGCTACTAAATCACTGGTTAAAGCAACAGTACCTGATGCGTCTGGTAAATTAATTGTTCTATCAGCAGTTGGATCAACAACACCTAAAACAGTTTCATTAGCATCAGCAGTTGAGCCTTCAAATGTAAATGAATTTGTAATTTGAATTGTAGTAGAATCAACCGTTGTAGTCGTACCCGTAACATTTAAATTTCCAGGAATTGTTATTGTTGTTCCAGAAGCACCAATTGTAAGTACATTAGATCCAACACCATCAAAAATTGTTTTATTACCTGATGTTAAATCAATGTCTGTTAAACCAGTTAATGATGTATCTGTACCACCTAATGCAATTGTACTGTCCCCAATTGTTAAACTTGAATTAGCTAATTTTGCATTTGTAACATCACCGTCAGCAATTTTCGCTGTTGTAACGTTTGCATCAACTATATTTGCAGTTACTACTGCATTGTCAGCTAGTTTAGCAGCAGTTACTGCATCAGCAGCTAAATCATCAGTAGTTATTTCATTTAAAGTAATTGCTTGTCCTGCTATAGATAAATAATCATGAGATGTTGTAACAAGAGTTACATTAGTAGAATTATCTGTTCCAGCAATATCACAATTAATTGTTGATCTTAATGTTGCTCCGCTTTCATAAGCGAAAGTGCCAGCTCCTGTAGCTACAATTATTTGACCATCTGCAGTAGGAGCTCCTAATGTATCTAAATCTTCTAATACTCCATCAACACCTACCTCTAAAGAACCACCAAGTGATACAGAACCTAAAGTTCCCATACCTGCGCCTTGTGTAAGAGTTATTGATGAATTTGCTAATTTATCATTAGCTATATTTGATAGCCCTAATGTAATAGTGCCTGATGTTGTTATAGGTGAACCAGAGTCAACGTCTATACCATCTGTTCCGGATATTGCAACAGAAGTTACACTACCCCCAGCGGTTCCAACTGTTTTCCACTCAGAGCCGTCATAAAATTTGATACTGTTTACTCCTGTGTCATAAATTATTTTACCTTCTACGTCAGATGCAGAAGCTGATGTTGTTTTGTGGAGAATTGCATTTTGCAGCTCCGACACACTTCGTAAGTCGATGTGATTTAAAATAGGTATTGCCATTTTTTTTTTAGTTTAAATATGCGACGCCGCTTTCCGCAGCTGCCAAAGTTATTGTTAAATTATTTCTATCGGTATACGTTACTCCTGCTAATGCTCCGATATTTGTATAAACTTCATCACTGCTGGAAAATTTTATACTAACACTAGGGAATTTATCTAAATTGTGGGGAACTACCCACGTTGTTGATGCTATTGTTTGTGTATGCTCATAATAACCTACCGTAGACGCAAAATAAACTTTTAAATCATTTATTGTGTAATTTTTAGTTACACCTGTATCTCCGTCAGAGCCTATTAACTTATCATTATCATTGATAGTAGCATCATTATTGTAGGATTCAATTTTAGGCATAATTTATTTTTTTAATATATTACCGATCTTTTCTCCACTTCGTCCACCAAAATAGGCCAGAACAACGGCCATCATAACTTTTTCAAAAGTATCGTTCCATAAAGCATTTATTTGAAAATCTATTGAATTTACTGAGTCTAATATACCAGCGAAAGAAAATACGACAATACACCAAACTAAAACCAATGGCCTTACATTTTTTGAAAGCCATGAATCTGATGCGGCATCCGCTTTCCACCTCATACTTATTTCTTCCATTTCTTTATTCTGCTGCTCGTATATTAATGCTTGAAGTTTTATTTTATCTTCTGTAGGTATTTTCGCTTTAGTAATTTCTGCAATTGCTTCTTTAGGGGAAGTTACACCATTTAATACAGCACCAAGTTGCGGTGAAACAACTGAAGCTGCACCAAATAATAATTTACCTACGGTCGTATCTTTAAATTTCTTTTTATCAGACATTATCTTCTTCCTCTTTTTCTTCTAATTATTTTTAAAATTTGAGCTCTTCTATTAGGGCATCCATATCCTTTACATCCACCGCCTAGTCCTAGTCTTAGGCTTGGTAATTGAATTCTTGGAAGTTGAATTTCACCAAGTCTTAGTCGAAGATTAAGCTTTTTTCTTTTTTTCTTTTTCTTTATTTTATTTTTTGGTGGTATAATTTTATTAGTTGTAGGTATGGTAGGCGGTTTAATAGGATCTAAAAGTATATTTGCAGATGGTCCTTGTAAATTTAATTTTTTTAATCCACCAGTTTCGCCAGTAAAAGTTATTGTTTTTACAGATTTTTTTGGTTTAGCTAATTCAGTTGTGTAAATTTTTCCTTTAAACGGAAAAGTTTCTAATCCTTTTTTTCTAGCTTGTGCAAAAGTGAAATTAAATTCATCACTGCCTTTAGATGGGCTTCCAGATGTTGAACTTGTGGTTGTCATTGTTCTTGTTGTTTTTGTACCACCATACCCTGGATATTCATTTGCTTTTGCAGGTAATTTTTGTTTGTTTACACTATAAGATACGTTTGTTATTGTTTTATCTTTATGGCCTGGATTATGCATAAGCATTGCTAAATCTTTTGTTTTGAACGCTGTAGGAGAATAATTTTCTTTACTCCCCATTTTCATTGAGTAGCCCATTATTTTACTATGTTTTTAACTTTTTTACTTCTAAATACTTCTCTTAATTTATTACCAACAAAAGTTCCTTTTTGATTTTTTCTTATTTCTTTTCTTGCGGCTTTTCTGTCTTTTTGATGTTTTTCAGCCCATGATCCTGGTTTTGGTTTAAATATATCTTTCAGTCCTTTACCAATACCTAAACCTGCTTCATACATTACTTGATCATAACTGCCAGATTTACTATAATCACCCTGTTGGTAACCCTGATTCATATCCTGTAATTGCTGATTAATCTGATCTTGCTGGTTTTTAGTAACGTTTACTATTTTTTCTTGTTGTGCTAATGGGTCAGTTTTTACACGCTCATATGATTCAACATCAGGAACACTGCCACCTATCATTCGCATAGGTGACTGCATCATTAGCATTGCGTCTTTTGTCTTAAAATTTGTTGGCGAGTAGTTTTCTTTACTACCCATTTTCATTGCATAACCCATTTTCATAGGTGTAGCTGAATTAATGGCATCATATTTACCTTGCTCCCATCCGTCTATTTTACCATTTTTATTTAAATCTTTTACTGTATATTTTTTTGCCATTTTATTTTATTTTAAACCTTTTTTAATTCTATTTATTGATGCTTTGCCTTTAGTTTTTGCATATTTATATTGATCAATACCATAAGCTGGTTTATCTTTTTGAGATAATGCAAAAGCTTTAGCCTTTTCTATTATTTTTGGACTTTTAAAGGTTGGTTTTCTATTCTTAGGTGAGTATTGAGTCATATTTTCATATTTACTGGAAGTTAATTTACCGTCTTTAGTAATATATCCATATTTTTTACCACCAACTATATAAGGCTTATTTTTAGGAATAGCCTTACTTGTTACTTTAGCGTAATCTTTATACCCTGTAATATATTTAAATATTTTTGGTAATTTTGCTGCAATACCAGGTCCAAAATATTCAACTAAGCCTAGCCCGCCTACAGTTTTTGGTGGAGCAGGTAATTGTTTCATTGTACCTTGATCTTTTTGAGAAAAATTGTTAGGATCATGTTTTTGTTTTGATCCCATTTTCATTGAATATCCCATTTTTAATATTTTTTGCTTTTCCAAGTTGGTCTTCTAAGTTGATACCCTAAATTATCAAAGAAATCGTATATACCTCTTCCAAAGTTTTTCTTTGTTCTTGAACCATGAACTTTTTGTTCACCAGATCCATCAGCTTTTTGAAAAACAACTCGTCCTCCGCTGAAGTATTCTCCTCCTTGGTATCCTCTAGGATTCTTTAGGTTAATTTTTGTATTATATCCACCGCCTTTGCCTCTATTTATAACTTTTCTAAGTTTTGCACCAGGTTTAAGCTTATTCCATTTTACAGCACCTGGTCCTCTTCTTCTTAATTTACCGCTTTTTGTTTTTACAAGAACGTATGTATTTTTTCTTGAAGTTTTACCCGTTGAGTTGTTATTATTTTTATTATTTTTATTATTTTTTGATCGGTTTAGTTCGGCTGTAACTGTAACACCTTCTAATTCCCCACCTAATCTTTCTTCATATCCAGGGATTAGTTGGTAATCTTTTTCAGATGCAAGCGCATTTTTTAGTGAAGTAGTTGGCCTTTTCTTTTTCGGATCATGTCCTTTTTTTGGATCGCCAGGTATATGCATCATCATTGGTGATTGCATCATTAACATTGCATCCTTTGTTTTGAAATTTGTTGGTGAGTCATTTTCTTTACTGCCTATATTCATTATATACCCGCCTGGAACTTGTGGCTGATCAATAGAAATAGGATTTTTTGCAGATACGCCTACATTTTTTCTTACTGGTTTACCAGGTTTTTTTGCAGTTTTTTTAGGCATTCTTTTCTTTATATCTTTTGGAATATTTTTACCATCAACTGTAGTATATTTTTTTTTACTAGGGTCAGGTTTAGGTTTATTAAGTTTTTTCTTAGACCCGATTGTTTTTGGATCTTTGTTTCCTTTTTTGTTTTTTTCCTCCATGATGTTAGTTTTTGTATTTTCGTGGAAATAAAGCATTCATTGCTTTTCTTCTGCCTTCGCAGCCACAAGGTATATTTAGTTTATTTGATACTTTATCTACAACAGCTTTTATACCTGTTTTAGTTGTAAAATTATGTATGTCGTCGCCTAGTCCTCTACTTTTCATATTAACAATTCCATTTTCTTCTTGCTGCTTTACCTCTTTCGCTTGTCCAGCTACGAGATCTAGCACAGAATGATTTTCTTCTTTTCCAAGCTTTACTGCCTCTTTTTAATTTAGATGGTGGCGTTGTAACTGCTGTTTTAAGTTTACTGCCTGGATTATCTTTTCTGTATTTAGCTACACCTTTTTTAGTCATACCACCTCCAGCTTTGGAACCAGTACCACCTTTTTTATTTACCTTAGCATAATATCCCAGAGATTTTTTTCTTGATGGTGCGTTTTTACTTGGCATACGTTTTTGTTTTCTTATAAATTGATTTTTCCCATGGTAAACCGTGATTGCCTTCTATTATTTTTTCACGAGGTATCACTTGCATAGGTGAACTCAAATTTGGTTTATAATATATATTTTTAGAATCATATCTTACAGTTCCATTTCTAAATTGTTTGATATGTTCCATTTCATGCTCAACAGCTTGCTGTTTTTGCTTTTTATTTAATTTTTTATTAATATGAATTGTTCTGTCATTATTAGCTGCACCCCATAATCCATCACCTAAATTTTTTTCAAAAACTGGTACATCATAGGTAGATAATTCTTTATTAATACCTAAAAGACCGTGTATGTCGTTTTTCATTTTATACATACTATCTGTCTTTATCTTTAATCATATCATCTATAGCTTTATTATAAACTTTGTCCGTGTATGATTTATTATTGTAGAATATGCTTCTTTCACTTGTAGGTAAGTCTTCTTCTGCAAGCATTATACGGTATATTCGCATAATTAATTGTTTGCACTTAAAAGAAGTTTTATATATACTGTATTTAATTGTAGTCCTGTTCCTATGCCTCCATACATCTATCCATCCGTCTCTTCTTAATCTTTCCCATCTATCTTTATCCCAACTGTATGTGTAGGTGCCATCAATAAATTCATTACGTGTAAATCTTGATTTGCAATCTAAATAGATTAAAAGTTCTAAATCTGAATCGGATAGGCTATAAGTTTTACAGGCCCATTTTCGAATGAGCCTATAATATTTTAGTAAATTTAATTCTTTTATGTCAGTAGCACTTAATTTCATTCTACAAGTACTATATCTGCAAGTTTGAGTACATAATATAGTTTACCTTCCCATTCAATACCATGCCCCGCATGTTTATCGTAATGTACTATATCATCTACATTTAATATATCAGCCATAGGCCCGGCAGATATAACCTTACCTTTTAAATATCTAACGTCAGTATTTTGATCTTCCGTTAATTCTAGACCACCAACTTTCTTTGGGTCTTCCTTTATTTTGTCAACGACTACGTAGTAATTAATTGCTTTCATTTATTCGAATATTATTAATTACACAATCCGCTGAAAATATTGTATTTACTACGCTAACCGCATTTTTCAGTGCTGTTTTAGTTACAAGTACAGGATCAATAATACCTTTATTAATCATTCGTACTGCTCTTTCATTTACAACATCGATCCCCATACCTGCAGTCGGATACTCGATGTAGGGTAGATTAGCATTGTCTAATATTGTTTTATATGGTGCTTTTATTGCTTCTAGTAATATTTCTTCACCTAAGCCGTCAGGCTTAATTTTTTGGGAAGCATTTAATAAAGCAACGCCGCCACCTGGGACAATACCTTCTTGCAATGCAGCTTTAGTAGCATATATTGCATCTTCAACTCTATCTTTCTTTTCCTTCATTTCAACCTTAGAGTCCGCGCCGACTTTAATCATCGCTACTTGACCATTTAACATTGCTAACCTTTCACGTAGCTTCTTCTTAAAGAACGGATTTGTTTCTTCTTTTATTTTATTTTCAACAAGATTAATCCTTTCTTTTAAAAACTTAGGGTCTTCTAACCAAGTTTGTATTACTGTATGTTTATCATCAGTAACAGCTTTAGCAGCTTCACCTAAAACATTAGGTTGTATTAAATCAAGATCATCTCCTAATTCTTCGTTTATGACTTTCGCCCCGGTAAGGATCGCAAGGTCTTCAATCGTATCTTGTTTTGTTGGACCGAATCCAGGCAAATCTACAACATTTACTTTAATATTACCTTTAACTTTATTAGCAAGTAATGCCGCCATAGGTTGTTGCTCTACGCCTGCAACGATTAACAAACTCCTTTTCGCTTTAATAACAAACTCCAATACGCTTTGTATTTTACGAATATTAGGTATCGGCGATGATACTATCAGTACGTACGGATTATCTAGTTCAGCTTTTCCTTTATCCTTGTCTGTTACAAAGTGTGGCGATTTGAGCCCGCAGTCGATCCTAGTGCCCTCTACGAATTTAACGTATGTGTCGTGGGTCTCAGACTCTTCCATAAGGACGACACCATCCTTACCTACTTTTGAGTAAGCTTGCGATATAACCTTTCCAAGAGCTTTATCATTGT